AGCTAATCGCAAGTGTTGCAGTAAACATCAAGACTATGAGACTGCATTAGATAATAAAAAGTATGAGAAGGCTATAGCTACTCCTTATGAACATTATAGCTCAGTTAATCAAGCTCTTTACAACACTCAAAGATGGAGATTGTTAAGGGCTGAAGTTATTAAAGAGCATCCTTATTGTGTTATATGTGGGACTGAAGAGAATCTTACTGTAGATCATATTGCAAAACCTAATGGAGATGAGGAGCTATTCTTTAACAAAGACAATCTACAGGTCTTATGTAAGTATCATCATGATGTAAAGACACAACAGGAAGGATTAGAAACAAGGAAACAAAGAGCTAATGAGAAGGTATAATACATTTAGTAGTGTAACCCTCCCTACCCTATTAAAGAAAACAACACAATTTATAGTATACCCTATACCCGCCTCTCATTCTCACGCTTTGTCAGAAAGTTAGCTAAGTTTTTATAAGGTAAAATTTTATGGGAAGATTGAAAAAACCGCAAGAATTGAAATTGTTAGAAAATACCTACAGGGAAGATAGGGATGGTAGCCCTACCCTTTTGGATACTGTAAAAGCCCCCCTCCTCAGTATTGAAGCCCCTAAGTCTCTTAAAACTAAGAGGGTAAAAGAAGCTTGGAACATTACAGTTACCCCTCTTTGTAGGCTAGGGCTTGTTAGTGAGCAAGACCTAATACTACTTGAGACAGCCTTTATAGCTCTCGGAACCTATTACAAAGCTCAAACCCAATTAGAAAAAGCTTGGCATGATGAGGAGATTAGCGTAGATAAGATCAATACTTATAACCTTATCACTACTAGGAGCGCAGATACTTTCTCTAAGATACTTTTACGTTTTGGCTGTTCCCCCTCAGATAGAGCTAGGCTTATCTCTGATTGTGCATTAGCAAAAAGGAATGTTTCTTTAGCTCAGGAAATGACAAGCGATAGTTAACCTGTTTTAGATGCAACTATTTAATAATAAGGACTTTATAAATGTTACCTCCATCACTACTAACCTATACAGACTACATCAAGAAGAATCCTATAAAAGCTTGTAAGGAGTTAAAACAGCTTATAACAAGGATTGAAGGTATATACGCTAAGAGCCAACTAAAAGACTCTGATATAATCTATGATGAGAGCGAACCTAAAAAGATTATTACTTTTTGTGAGAAGCTTGTTATAAACTTGGAGGGAAAGAAACTCAAGCTACAGGATTGGCAAAAGTACCTAATTTATTGCACTTTTGGTTTTTATAAGAGGGATGAATCAGGCGAGTTAAGGATATTACATAATCAACTATTTTTGTTAATAGCAAAAAAGAATGGTAAAAGCTCTTTAGCTTCAGCCCTCTTACTTTATTACATAATCACTAAACCTAACAGTGTATCAATCCTAGTAGGTGTTGACTACAATCAATGTAAGATCAACTTCAATTATATCCTAGACTTTATTAACTTTACTCCTTCCCTTAAAAAAGCAATGGATGAAGGGATTTTGTACGTCAAGGAAAGCCCCCCTCAAACTATTGTTAGTCGGGAAAATGCCTCTAAGCTCCTTATCATTCCTGAGACAAGGACAAAAGCCGCACAGGGACAAAAGCCTAGCTTTATCATCTTTGATGAGACTGCCTCCTATCGTACCTCTGAGATTATACAAAAGCTAACTACAGGTATGGTAGATAAAAACGCTATTAGCTTCCAGTTAACAACAGGTGAGAAGTCTATACAGAATCCCGCCTATTATGAGCTAGAACGCGCCCAAAAGGTTCTATCTGGCAAGTTTGAATCTACTAACTACCTTCCCCTAATATATAAGCTTGATGATGAGGATAAGTGGGATGATGTATCAACTTACATCAAAGCTAATCCCTCTCTAGGTGTTACAAAGTCAATTGAAAAGCTGAAGGAAGACTTAGAAGAGGCAAAGCAGAAACCACTCAATGAGCCTACCTTTAAGGCTTACCACCTGAATATGTTTGTTAGCTCAACACAAGAGGGAATCAAGGATCAATACTGGAATAAGGTTATTGCTAATGCTAACAAGTATAAAGACTTAATTACAGAGGAGAAGCTAAAAACCTACAAAGCTTATGCCTCTATGGACTTGTCTAAAGTTGATGACATTACCGCTCTTACTGTTTACTTCTATATACCGGAACTGAAAAAATATTTTGCTAAACATCATTTTTACATACCAAAAGAAACGATAGAAACAAGGTTTAAGCTTGAAACAGAGCAGTATTACAATTGGATTAAGTCAGGAATTGTAACAGCTACAGTAGGTATAACTGTAGATTATGAGTACATACTACAAGACATTATAGAGCTTACTAACAAATATCCTAAGCTAATAGGGTTAGGTTATGATCCTTATAATGCTTCTAACCTTATAGAGAAGTTGGAAGAAAAAAACCCTAAGCTAATCTATTCCCCTGTTCAACAAAACTGGAAAATCATAGGCCCAATGAATAAGGTATGGTATGTAGATATACTCAACGAAAATGTCATAGATGCTAACCCCTTCATGGATTTTTGTAGGAGTAATGCAAAATTTGAGATAGACCGGAACAATAACATACTTTTTATCAAGAATGATTATACCGCCTCTAACCTCCGTATAGATGGAGTGGATACCTCTGTTATGTCTCATGCTTTGCTAAAAGCCTACATTGACAACAGTACAGAGGAGTTTGATGAGGTTACTTACAAAAAGGCAGTAGCCCAACTACCCGACCTAGACTAGAGCAAGTACTTATCCTGTATTGACTATTTACTTTTGAGCCTCCAATTAAAAAAAGGATTTTTTAGATGCCTAACATATTTACAAAGTTATTTAATAAAGCTGATATCGCAACACAAAAAGAGGATAGGTCAATTGGTAAGAGTGTAGACCTAGGTTTTTATACAGTTACAAACAGCTTCTATAATACCATCAACCCTACCGCTAATTCTTGTATTACAAAGATCGCTAATACGCTAGGGAACATACCACTAAGCGTGTATGTTCACAAAAAAGGAGGGGGAAGAGCAAAAGCTGTTTTCCATCCTCTCTTTAATGCGGTTAAGTCTCCATCTTCCGATATTACTACCTCTCTTTTTTATGTAACAATGATTCGCAATATCCTTCAATATGGTAATGCTTATCTCTATATCTTACGCAATGTTAAGAATGAAATTGTAGGCTTTAATCTCCTTAATCCTACCTCTGTAGTAGTAACAAGAGACACTAGCTATAACAAAGTCTTTAGTTTTGATGGAAAATACTTTACTTCAAAGCAAATCTTACATATTCCCTATACAGATTTTGATGGTCTTAAAGGTGTAAGCCCTCTAGAAAGAATTACTGGTTTACTTGATCTAGATGCTAAGCTATTTGAATTCATAAATCACTACTTCCAAAATTCACTAGGTAACAGAGTAGCAATCACTCCCAACGAAGCTTGGAAGGAAAAGGATATAACAGAGGCTTACGCTACAATAATTCCCCTTATCAATAAGTATGTTACCGCATCGGATCAGGCGGGGAAGCCTATGTTACTTCCTCCCGGTACTAAACTTGACTCCATCAATCAATCCAACAATGCCGAAAATGATCTACGCTCACTAAAACAACTGGTAGAGCGCTTAATCTGTTCCGCTTTCAATGTTCCTTATAGCCTAATTAACGAAGCCGAAAATAAGTATGACTCAGCAGAGACAAAACAACTTCTATTTTTAGCGGAGACTATTAAGCCACTAGGCGAACATATTTGCCAATCCTTCCAAATGGCCTTAGAGCCTATTGATAGGGAATCTATCTACCTTGCCTATACCTACCGTAGCACTCTTGAAACAGACACACAGGCACTAATTACTAACATTGCTAAGGAGATTGGTAACGGTTTGCTAAGTGTTAATGAAGGAAGAGCACTACTAGAGTTGGACTCAGTAGGGGATGTAGGAGACAACTACTTTATCCCTAGCGCACTAATGGCACTCACTCAAGAGAATATAGATGCTTATATGGGGAGCGCTAAAGCTAAGTTAATAAAGTCAGGCATAGGAGATGATAAGCTTTAGTTAATGACTATTTAAGAATGTACAAGGTAAAAATAATGAAAGATAAAAAGAGCAATTTTATAGAGATTAGAGAGTCATTATCAGTAATTGAATCTGAGGATAATGCACACAAGATTAAGGGCTTTATTCCTTATAATGTGCGATCATACAACCTAGGGGGCTTTGTTGAGATTATAGCTCCTAGTGCATTTAGTAAGACTCTAGCTGATAATTCCGATGTAAAGCTACTCTACTCTCATGATAGTAATAAGGTTCTAGCGAGAGTTAAAAATGGTTCACTTATCCTACGCAATACTGAGAGTGGATTAGAGTTTGAGGCAACACTAAATAATACTAGTTTTGCTCTAGATGCCTATGAGCAGGTTAAATCCAATACAGTAGATGCTCTTAGTTTTGGCTTCCAAGTTATCCAAGATGATTGGGCTACTGAGGGTGTAACTCAGATTAGAACCTTGAAGGAAGTTAAGCTTTTAGAAGTCTCCGCTATTGTGGCCTTCCCTGCATATCCTTTTACTTCCTCTGAGGTAAGAGGTATTGAACTTAACAAGCTTGAAACTATCTTATCAAAAGACAAGATAGATGAAATTGATTATGACTATTTAAGTAATGTAGTCGATAATTTACGTTCTTTAATTCCTGCAAAGGAGGAGAAGAAAGAAGAAGTAGCAATCACTGTAGCCGATGAAAAATCACTATTAGCCGATGAAACAAGAAGCTTTCTAACAAATCTTTTAGCGGAATGTAAGAAGTAAAAAAGAATTACAAAATAAAAAGGAAAAAATTATGGAAAACGATGTCAAAAATATTAAAGACGAGATTGTCAATGCAGTTAAAACCGAAGTCCTCGATGCTATCAAGGCTGAGAAGCGCTCTCTAGAACAGGCTTCCCTCTCTGCTTCCGCCCCTAAAACTGAAGGTGTAGCTACCGAAGTCCGAGAGCTTGCCGAGGCTATCCGCGAGAAGCGCAGTATCTCTCTCGCTGGTACTGGTATTTCCAACGTAGTGGCTCAGATGACAAAACTAGCCGCCGCTAAGATGCCTCTACTTGGTAAGGTTAAGTACTTTTATGGTAGAGATGCTTCTACTAATATCCCTGTTTGGGCGCCCTCTCTTGCAGTACCCTCCAACTATGACGAAGGTGCAACAGGTGTAAGCTCTGACTCAACAGCAGTCCTCGGCGTTACCTCTATTACTCCCTACAGCTATATTAGCGTCCTCCCCATTACTAATGAAGCCCTACTCCTCACTGGTAGTAACCTTGAGGCAGAGCTTCCCGGTATCTTCGCCGAAGCTTTCGCCAAAGCTATGCACGCTGGTATTTGCACTGGTTCAGGCACTGGCCGCAATATGCAGGGACTCTTTACCGCCTCTGTTATCCCCGCCGCTAATCTAGTAGCTTGTGCCGCCGCTGGCGCTCCCAAGATGGCAGACCTTGTTTCCCTCGCTCTCAAGGTAGCTGATTACTACGATGATGGTGCAATCGTCATGAACTCCGCAATCTATAGCGCTGTTATGGCTGATACTACAGACGGTATCCAGATGTACAAGCAGGAACTAGCCGCCAATAAGACTATTGAAGGTGTTAAGGTTATCCTTACCTCTTATGCTCCCTCTGCAACTACTGCCGATGCTCTAGTAGCCGTAGGTGGTAACTTTGCTGATTATGCTATTGGTATGGCTAACGCTCTTGAGATTCAGCCTATGAAGAAAGTTGGTGACAATGTTACCTACTTCCAAGCAGTTGCCTATTTCAATGGTAAGCCCATTCTCGCGGACAATTTCTTCGCTCTTAAAGCAATCTCTGCCTAATAAGTCTTGATTTAAAAATCATGTAAAAATGGTATAGGGCTTCCTTAATGGAAGCCCTTTCTTTTGTACTGACTATTTCATAATGAGGAATAATAATAAATGTCATACGTAACAACTTCCGAACTCGAAAAATATACAGGCACAGTAGGTATAGATTCTGCTTTAGCTGAGATTTATATAGCTTCAGCAGAGAACATAGTAGACGATTACCTAGGCTTTAGCCCCCTCAATACCTCTTATACTTTAATATTATCTGGTACAGGCTTTGATAGAATTATCCTACCTGTTCATCCCATAACAGAGGTAACAGAGCTTCTTATTGATGGTGTAGCCTATGATGTAGATAACCTCATACTTGATGACAAATGGCTTAAATCAAAAGATGGTAGCTCAATCTTTACCGATGGTATTAACAATCTCAAACTAACCTGTAGAGCTGGATACTCTACCCTCCCTGACATTATCAAACTTACAGTATTAAGGATCGCCTCACTCCTCGCTACAGAGGGTAATGGAAACATCGGCATAACCAATAAATCCTTTTCCGATGGAAGCCGCACTTTCATGAACTACACAAACTTTAATAAGTACCTACAGGCTCTTGATAACATTAGGATTAAAAGGTTTTAAGCAATGTTCATTCAGATAAAAACCGATCTAGACGAGCTTAAAACTACCCTAGATGAATTCAATTTAAGTATGCCAACGCTTACCAGAAGAGTACTAGGAAAAGCTGGTATGTCAGGCAAGAAGGCAATTAAAGGAAAGTATAAACAATTCTTTAGGGTAAGGACTGGTAGGCTTTATAAAGGGGCTAAGTACTCAGTAAGGAAGTCAGGAAACTCCGTAGTTATCTACTCAGGCGCTACTTCAGATGCAACTAAGAAAGGGGCTAGATATGGCTTTGTTTTGGCTCACGGCGCAACTATCACAGCTAAAAAGAGTAAGTATCTGACTTTCATGAATGAGAAGGGGGAATGGAGAAAGGTTAAGTCTATTACCCTTCCTGTACGTGATTGGATTGAGAGTCCTGTAGAGAGCTACCTAGCAAGCGCTACTTATACTGAGGATAAAGAGGCAATCCTACAAAAGCATATAGACAAATATTTTGCAAATTAAAGGTAAAAAAGAATGAATGTAATAGAGTCCTTAAAAACATATATCCTAGATAATATCAATCCCTACATAATAGCATTATCTACTGTAGAGCTTCCACTTACCACTATAGATTCTGCAAAGATTGCTATTGATGATGTAGATACAGACAAGTATCTAAGTAATGTAATGATCTATCTTATCCCCGATGAAGCTACCTATGAGCGCTTAACTCTACAATCAGATAATGTACTTCAGAGAGTTAATGTAATGATCTTTGTTCGCAAAGATACTTCAGCAAATCTTATAACAAAACTATTTTTATATAACTCTGCCTTCAAGGCTTTAATGCGCCATGATCCAACAATTGGGAACATTGTAGATGATAGTAAGCTTGACTCTCAGCAATACTATCAGGGTGTAGAAGGGTCAAATGATATAAAAGCTATGGAGTATAATATATCTCTACAGTATCAAGAGGAGTATTAAATCCCCAATGACTATTTGAGTATGTAGGATTTAATACAATGAAAAATATTGAAATAGAAAAAGTTGAAGAAGTAGTTAATAAAATCAAGATTAGGTTTTTAGGCAACTTCAAAGACTATGTAAATGGTGAAGTCTACGAAATTGAAGAAGAGAAAGCTTTACCCTTTATCTACCTTGGCTTAGCAAAGATAGAAAAATAATTACAAAAATTTTAGGAGAAAAATACAATGGCAGTTGGATCAGGAACCGCGCTACAAGGCGCTAAAGAAACTACATGGGGGACAGCCGTAGCCGCTACCTTCCCTATCAATTTTACAAGTGAAAGCATTGCTTTGAAGGTAGATAAAAAAGGTGAAGAAAACCTTATTGCTTCCAAATCAGCAATGGCTAACGATCTATTAAATCAAAAAGTAGATGGGTCTTTTAGTTTTGTGCTTCGCCCCGAGTTTGCAGGGCATGTCTTTAAGATGGCTCTAGGTGGTACAGACACTGTAGGTACAGGTGTCCCTGTTGTCAGTGCAAATACCCATACTATGGTACTAGCTGACGCTAACGCTTCCTTCCCTTCTTACACCTTCTATGTAGATAGAAAAGTCAGTTGTAAGAAATACTCAGGATGCAAGGTAGACAGCCTTGAGCTTGAATGCAAGGCCGGAGACTTTGTAAAAGGTACTGTTAACATTAAAGGTAAGGATGAGGCAACAGGTACACTTACCGGAGGTCTTACCCTTATTAACAAGAGCTTTAAAACTATTGGAGCTAGTCTAGTACTTGGCGCTGTTACTTATGATGTAAACACTGCAACCCTCAAGATTAGCAATAGCCTTCAGGAACAGCCTCAAACTTTCGGAAGCGGAGTCTATAACCCTGAGCCTCTACACTCAACTAGAGAGGTAACAATTGATTTTGAGCTTCCCTATTGCACAGATATTGAAACCCTTAAATCATCTTACCTAGTCTCCGAAACCCTTATTACTAGCGGTGTTTTAACTCTAGTATCCCCCTCCTATGTTACTGGAACCACTAACTACAAGGTTACTATTACTCTTAATAATCTCTCTGTAACCGATGTATCCTATAATGTAGGTTCTAGTGGTATTATCTCTGCTAAGGTATCTTGTAAAGCTCTCGCTATTGGAACTACTGAACCTATCTCTGTTGCTGTTATTGATGGACAGTCTACCGCTTACTAACCCTCCTAGCCCCTGCTTTTCTCTAAATCTCCTATAAGCAGGGGCTTTCTTTCTTCAAATTTTATCAAGTCAAAAAATACTTAACTATTGTTATATAGGAGAAAAAATAATGTTCATTAAAGCTAAAGACTTTGACAAGTTTCTCGTTAAAGTTAAAATTGAAATTGGCGAGTTTTTCGGCTTAGAAAATGCTGAAGCTTATGTAGTCTTCAAAGAGCTAGACACCTTTAATACTCTCAAGCTTAAAGAGCAATTTGAGAAAGGAGAGATTGAACTACTCAAGACCATTAAGGAAATGTTACCCGCTATCCTCATAGATCACAATTTCTATATTGATGAATCTAAGAAGATGACAAATGAGGAAGTAGTAAATCTAATCTTTGATAAAAATACCCTTACTACAAAAGTAGTAGGAGATTACATCTCTAGTGTCTTTCGGCTACCTGAACAAGGAGAATCGAAGCCTACAGATTGAAGGCTTAGCTGATATGGTCTTCAAGGGTCAATATGAATCAGAAATATTTGAGGAGTATAAGGAGTGGAGACATTGGATTAGTAATATCTTCCTTCCCCTTATAAATACTGAAAATGGAGACTTTATACACTTTCCTTATGAGGGAGGGATATTAGATCAAGGCTACATAAGCATGGAAATACTTTACCTACTGCAACAATGCTACAGGAAAGTACAGTACGAAAAAATGAAAAAGATGCGAGGTTAAGTAATTGGAGGGGGGCTAAATAGCCTCCCTCTTTTTTTATCCAAAGACTATTTAAGAATGTAAGCAATGTAAAAAAGGAATGTAATAATGGCTCAAGGTAAAGTTATCATTTATGGTGAGAACCGCGTAGGGGAAGCCACTAACTCAGCTAAAAAAGATATTTTGGGATTTGGAGAAGCCGCTGACTCTGTAGGTAAGAAGCTTGAACAAGCTTTTACTGTAACTGCTATAGCCCTAAGTTTGAAGAAGCTAGGGGAAGTAGCTTTCGAGTGTTTTACAGAATTTGGAGAGGGAGAGCGTAGGCTTAATACTCTCAAGATTGCCCTAGATAATAATGAAGGCTCTCTTAATAAAGCTACTAAGCTTATAGATGATATGAGGAAAGTTTCTCTTTCCTCTAAAGATGATATTGAAAGTCTAGTAGGTGAACTTGCACAGCTAGGTAAATCTGATAAGGACATTGAACTAATAACAAAAGCTTCAGTTAACCTATCAAATGTTACTGGTAAAGATTTACAGTCTTCCTTCCAACTTATCAACGCTACCTATGATGGTAGTGCAGGGAAGCTAAGTAAGTTAATCCCTGAGATTGGAAACCTTACCAAAGAGCAACTAGCAAGCGGACAAGCAACAGAAATAATCAATCAGAAATTTGGGGCTATGTCCGATAGACTCGCGGAAAATGATATCCCCCAAAAGTTAAAGAATCTTAAAGATGGTTTTGAAGACCTAAAGGAAAATGCGGGGGAAAGAGCCGCTTCTATCTTCAATCCTCTTATTGATGGCCTCAATAAGCTAGTAGAGGGATGGAATAATGCTTATGACGCCCAAAAAAGAGCAACTAAAGACCTCCTAACTGAAGTCAAATTTCATGGAATTATTTGGGATAACAAAGACAACAAAGAGACTATAGGTAAAACAGTATCGGCCTTAGTTGGGACAATGACTAGGGATGAATATACCAAAATGTTAGAGGGGGCGGGGAAGATAAGGAATACCTTTACCCCTAAGCAGGAAGCCAACTATGCCTATGCTCAATCCCTCGCCTCTCAGTTTCAAACCTCAATAGCTCAAGCTCCCTCTAGAGTCTCCTTACTTGATGGTAGTAATGGCTCCTCAACTAATAAAAAAGATGAGCCTGAGTGGATGCAAGTACAGAGGAGAGTACTAGGAGTAGAGCCTGTATCTGGTTCTAACTCAGACTTGGAAGCCTTTATAACAAAGATTAAAGGTATCAATAATGATCTAGTCTCTATTGGCTCTATTACTAAGGATCAAGCAAAAGTAAATGTAGCAGATGAGATTTTTAAGGCAATTGAAAGTCTAGTTAAGAGTGGAGAATTCAAAGC